AATCACTTTTGTATCTTTACCAGATGAGATAACCGGATATGTTGACGTGAAAAATTGTGCATCATTCTCAACGAATGCAAACTCGTCTAAGAATAATAAGTTAATAGAAAGACCACGAATAGAGGATCCTGATGTGGCTGCCGCTATAATCTTACTATTATTTGAAAATTCTAATGAACCTTTGTTTAAGGCTTTTGTACCTGGTTGTAAGAAGAATGGTAGATTCTCTAACATAAGAGTAATACGTGCAAGCATCTCACGCGCCGTTGCACCTTTGTTAGCTAGTACAGCCACTGTTTTTTCTGAGTGAAATAAAACAAACCATAGAATATATGCAACAGACGATATAGACTTACCGGACTGGCGACAAGCCAATACGATATTAAATCTATGCTCGTTAAAATATTTAAACATTTGCTCTTGATACGGATATAGATCGAAGTCAACTAAGCCTTCGTCAAGAGATATAACTTTACAATATTCTCTTGCAAAGTGCACAGGATCTTGCATACACTTTTGATATTCTATTATTTCTGCTTGGGACCATGAAGTGACAATGCCGTCACGCTTTACATTGGAGTTCCCTAAGTAACCATCATTCATCTTTTAATCGAGGCGTTAAATCGATAACATTGTTAGCAGGCTTTTCGATTTTATCTACGTCCTGCAACATCCTTTGTAAATCGGTAGTAGAACCAATAAACAAATTATTATTTGTTGTGCCTTCAGCTTTCATAGGTATATCATCATTTTTATTAATATCTTTGTTTTTCTTATTCAGGTCCATTAACTTATCGTTTACATCACCGACATTCTTAATCATACCTGATAAGACTTCAATAGCACGAGGATGCTCAGACTGTTGAGCAATCTCAATAGCCAAGTCTAAGGCATCTTTACCTTTCTCTATTAACTCGTAATAAGTCTGTCGAGAATATTCGTAGTCATTTGCAATTTTGTCACTATCCATATTTCACCTATAAATCGCTATCACCAACATATGTCGTTCTATAACCTGTAAACAATGGATCGTCAGGTGTTCTAGCAAAAGAAAACGGTGTATATTCTACACTAAATGCAAATTCGTCTGAATCATCATCATTAACATCGTAATTGACAATAGACTTTTGTATTACGGACTTACCTGCATCTATTGGTCCATAGAATGCTGTTTTCATTTCAAAGTCTAGTACGTATTGTAAGACACTTCTTTGTTCCATAGGTCCTTCAAAATCAGCAAGATAAGAAACACCTTGTAAAGTAATTGGTATATCTTCTAATATATCTGTATACTCATCAAATGGTTTCATAGTCAATGTATATTGTGGACTAAAGAATGGTAAAATCTGTTCTACAATTTGTAAGGCATCATCTTGTGCCTTAGCATATACTGTCAAAGAGAAAGTTATATTATACGGTACAGATCTTGTAACTACATCTTTTTTAGAACCTTCATCACTAATTGTATTATTATGAAATGTTTTATTTAATTTTTGTAATTGTCTTGTGTCATCATAAATATATGATGTAATCTCGAAAGACATGCGAGGTAATTTAAGAGCGACCGCTGTATCTCTTTGTAAATCTTGAATACCTTGTATACGTTCTATGTACTTATCACGAGGGGCATAAGCTAACGGTACTCTTATTGTACTAATTACTGCACCAGACGCATCTTTACGAAGTATGTATAATTGTGTAAATAGAGAACCAAATGCTGCTACGCATTTTCTAACCTTCTGATGATAAAAATGAGGGCCGAACATTACTTACCTATCCTTAGCATATAATCGGTATTCACAAAATCTGCTTTACCAAATATTTTTTCTGCCGTTATGTCTGCATTTTTATGATATTTATCAGCCATTTCATCTAAAAAGTTTTCTAAATCATTAGCATGAGGTAAATCGTGCTTAGCAATTCTATCGGTTGTATGTTTAATATATCCTGAAACTTCTGTAATAGCTACTTGTGGATGTATACCAAATTGTTGCATATACTCAATAGTAGATGCTGAAGCTCTAGAACCATTAATTAAGTTACGATACATCAATTCAAATGATCGTCTTACGTGATGTCTCTTTTCTTCCTTTTCAAATGATTCTTCATCCCATTCATCAATGCCATAATTTTCTTTTATATTTTCATAGTTATCAATCAAAGTTGCAATATCTTTTATAGAGCCATTTATTTTATTTTCTAACATAACTAAACCGTGTCTAGCATGCTTTAGCTCAGCTTCTGCAACTGCACCATCTTTACCTTCTAATTCCAAAATTCTCATACGAGTTTTCGCATGATTTACTTGTGATTCAGATAATGCCATTTTTCTTTTTTCTACTTCAGCTGTGATTTGTCTTAACATTCTATATGGCGAATGACCATTTAGCATAGTAAGAGTCATCATAGACAAAGTAGTTTGAGAATTACTTCGATCAAACGCACGTGTAACACGATCTATTTCTGGTAATTTTTCTGCTACTCTTGCCGCAGCAACTTGATTTATATTTTCTGATGCTTCTAACGGCAAAGAAAAGGTAATCGGTTTTTGTATCACATTATTTTTCATAATATCTCCTATTGAGGTGTACCTGAACTACCACTATTATAATATTGTCTTATAACCATTTCGCCAAAGTCTGCTGCATTGCCAAGAGTTTGAATAGTTATATATTGAATTTCATCATGAGTTGTTATGTAGCCTTGTGAATTATATGCACGTACTCCACCTGCCATGACTCCTCTATAATAGTTTGACATACCAGCCATACCAGTCATTGTTTTAGTTAAATCTCCAAAGTCAGATGCATTCCCAGGAGTAGCTATAGTTATATAATCAATAGTGTTTGTATAATTCAATAGATGATCCGCATCACCAGTAAATCCACCTGCAAATATTCCTCTTGTTTCATCTTGCATAGAGGCTGTTCTAAATTTGTTTGTAGTTAAATCTCCAAAGTCCTGAGAATTACCTGTTGTTGCAATAGTTACATAATGCAAATCGTTTGTTCTTTGAAAAGTAGATCCGTCATGATATGTTCCTCTTTGAAAAATACCATACGTAGCATTAGATATTCCGTTATTACCACCGCCATTAACTATTGCATCACCGAAATCAGCTGCATTTCCAGTTGTTGCAATTGTAATATAATCTATTGCGTCTTGATTAACTGATCCCTGTACACCACCAGCCCATAGTCCTCTATTACCATCTGAAGCAGAGCTTCTACTTGCTGTCGCAACTGTTTGATCGCCGAAGTAAGAAGCAGATGCAGGATTAGCTGAATTTATATAGTCTAGTGCAGTAGTTGATCCAGAAGAATCGATATAATTATATACAATTCTCCCTGCATCGCCACTACTTACAGCGCATACATGTTTTGAACTTACACCACTAGCGTCACCAAAAGAGACAGCATTTCCTTTATTGTTAATATCGATATATTGATTGATGTTATCTGGAGTTTGGCCTGAACCATTTTCGCCATTAAATATAATACCTCTATCACCAGAATATGAATTAGTTACTGTTTTAATTATTGTTTTACCAGTTGGTCTTGCTTGTTGCCAGTTTTGTCCATAATGGCTTAAATTATATTTAGAGACACTAGAATTAGAAGTAGTCATGTTAGTCATTGTTTTAGAAATCAATGATGTACCTGGTCTTACCTGTAATCTATTAGATGCGCTCTCGGTATTATTAACATCTTCGATATGTAAGTGAATTCCATGCCTATCAGCTTGTTGTTGAATTTGATTTTCTCCTGGTACGTTACTATCATAATAGCCTACCGGCAAAGTATTTGGTAACTTTGCTAACCATAAATTATGATTCGATGTATATAAAGAATCCTCATAATCACCTGATAAAATTAGATTATTATTTGCATCGATATTGACGTCTCCGATTGCAAAATAACCAGCATGAGCTCTAATTTTCTTCTGATCTAATAAATTACCATCTGAATCATACTTTAAAATAATATTAAATTGTTCCGCAGGATCGGCCGCCTCTGATGCTTTAATGCCATTAAAAAATAAATTACCATCATCATCAACAGCAGCATTATATGTTATACCTGTATACGCATTTGGTTCTGAATGGTTATATACTCTTTGCCACTTGATAGCTCCAGTATCCTTATCTAATTTTACAACTGATGGTCTAATATCACCCGGACCTTGCATAGAATATCCAGTTAATACAGGATCTCCGCTTTTAAATAAGTTTAAATCATATAACATATCAGATACATCATCAATACTATCATTAGTTTGTAGACAGCTATGCCATTGTAGTTCACCTACTGAATCTGTTTTAAATGCTAAGGCATAATTTCCTGAGCCAATATAATTTTGATTAGAGTCATATAATGATCTACCATTATATGATGTTCCGTAGATATTATCAGAATCATCTAACTTTACAATTGTACCTACTAAACTATTACCTCTAAAATTCGGTACTGTAAAGTCTGAATCAGTCTCCCACCCAATTTGTTTAGACCATATAGGTGTACCACTAGTGTTAATCTTTGCTAATGTCATATTAGCAAAACTACCGCCTGAGTTAATGGGGTATGTATTTGTTTGTATTTTAGATTCACCTAATACGACAGCATTATCATTTGTATCTACATCAACTCCACGTAGTTTAACACCATTGCCTGCGCTTTGAGCTGTATTATCATAAAAAATCTTTTTATATTCAATATTACCTCCTGAGCTTATTTTTGTAATAAGACCAGGACCCCAAGTTTTAGTATGCCAATCTTCACCTACCGTAATTGAATTATTATTTGTATCTACTACCATATCATATGGAAAATTATCATCTACATTTTGATTGTTATTCCAATAATATCCCCATAATTTATTGCCATATGTATCATATGATGATACAAACATATCTTTATCAGAAAAAGATACACCCGATACTATTATATTCCCTTCACCATCTCCAACTA